GTACAGAGAAAAAGAGTTCCGCAATGTCTATGTGGTTGACGGTCAGGGACAGTTTGAAGAGAAGGATGTTCCTGCTGAATACAAAGCAATGGCGAAGTTCAAAGTCCCAGGAGTCAAGAAGCACATTGTACCTACATGGAAGTACAAGTATTTAGTATTCTGCGATGATGTTCTGTTTGAAGAAAATGATTCCCCATACAAACATCAGCGGTATCCGCTTGTTCCTGAATATGCTTACTTCACAGGAGAGCGTGACGAGAACGACACTTCGCTTGAACCGGCAGGAATCATCAGGGACTTGAAAGATGTTCAGCGTGAAGTCAACAAGCAGAGAAGCCAGCGGATGCACATTGTCAGCAGACAGGCGAATGGTTTTTGGTTGGTATATGGAACTTCCACTCCTGAATTTGATTCACAGTTAAAGAACAGTGGCACAACTCCCGGCGCAAGGTTCAATGTTCCTCCGGGCGTGACAAAGGTTGAATACATTGCATCCCCCGGCATCAGCGCATCGAATGTCGAGATGGAACAGTCCAGCGGTGCAGACTTCTACACAATATCGGGTGTCAACCCCGAAACAATGGGCAGCATGGATTCTCCTGCAAGCATGAGCGGCGTAGCGATAGACCGCAGACAAGGCGCAGCGTTCACGCAGATAAGCGATTTGGCAGAGGAAAGCAATTACTCTGAACAGCTCATCATTGACAGGTTGTGGGGAAGCAAGGGCAGACCGGGCTTGATTCCGCAATACTTCACCGAAGCACAGGTGATGCGGATTATCGGTGATGATGACGAACAGCAGTTTGTCAATGTTGCGCCAGGTCAACCGAGTGCTATCAATCCACAGCAAGACCCTATGACAGGTGAAGTGCAAAAGGTTCTGTATGACCTGTCCAAGTTTGAATTTGACATTAAGGTTGAGCCTGACAGAATGACTCCTACACTGATGCAGTCCACCTTGTTCCAACTGATTGACTATCAGAAGTCAGGCGGTCAGGTTCCTCCTGAAATGATCTTGGAGTATATGCCCATCAACAACAAGGCAGAACTCAAGAAGATGATTCAGCAACAGGCGCAGATGCAGAAACCTGAACCTCCCAAGACTTCCCTGACAATCAACTTCAAGGATTTGCCTGTCGAAGCGCAAGCAGGGATATTGGCAGCAGAAGGGTTACAGGTTGCGCCGCAGTCCATCATGCAGCAGAAGATGCTTGACATGGAAATGAAGAACAAACATCAACAGGGTGCGAATCCGCAAGGATAAACATATCGTCCGTGAATGACGTAAAACTAAAGGAGAAAAACAAAACACATGGATGAAATCACTTCGATCGCTGAATCGTTAAAACAGCATGGTTTCACGGAAGAAGAGATTCAAAGCGTAGTACCACAAGAAGAGGTTGTTGAAGAAAATGCCACGAGTGAAGAAACTCCAGTTGAAGAACTTCCATCAGAAGAAAAACCTGTCGAGGAACAACCCGCGCCTGACAGCGATAAGGTCAGTAAACACGTTCCGTATGACAGATTCAAAGAAGTAAACGAAAAGAATAAGGTTTTGGCAGCGAAACTTGCCGCTTATGAGGCGCAACAAGCGAAAGCGCCAACACCTGTTCAACCTAATCCTGCCCCTGCTGCTCCTGTTGTCAGTCCTGTGGAAGCAAAGGCAAAATATTTCGCCATGTTAACTGAAACAGCAGACAAGGAAGCAAGGGAAATCGTGGGACTGACGGCAGAAGATGATATTTCCACTCTGCAATTCACAGATTACAGGAAATATCAGACTTATCTGAACGCCATGACTTCGATTGTGCAGGAAAAAGACCAAGAAAACCGACAGTCATGGAAAACGCAAGCGGAAAATACGGAGTTTATCGGCAAATTGCAGTCAGACCCCTTGTTTCAACAGGTTTATGCCTATACTGTTGCGGAATTTGACGAACTTCCTGCTAAACAAAGCAAGAAAGTGACGGAAGCACTCAACCGCATCGGTTCTAAACAGGGAAGCAAAGATGACTTTAGACTTGTGGAAGATACGTTTGCAGATTATAAGAACAAATTCCTTGCCTTGAATGGTCAAGCACCTTCGCCTACGCAACAGCAACCTGTCGTACATTCTGCATTGGACAAAACAGCAGGACTCCCCAGAGCGCAAGGCTTGTCAGGAGCAAAGACGGCAGCAATGAGTTGGGCGCAAGTGGAACAGTTGATTATTGACGGCAGGATTGATGAAATTCCAAAAGAGATGATAAAGAAAATTGATCCAAAACTACTTGAATAAAATTTAGGAGGTTCACACTGTGAACACTATCAATGCCAATCTTATTCCCCAGCTTTGGGCATCAAAAGTACAGAAAGAGGGCAAAATTGCCTCTTGGTTTAACAAACTGTCTGCATCCGATGGCAGCAAGCCGATTCACACGAACACCGAACTCGTCAATAAAAAGGGTGTAGCGATTACTTTTGGTCTTGCAATGGACTTGACCGGAAACGGCATCACCGGAAACAGTACCCTTGTTGGTTCTGAAGATACGCTGACTGTCTATGACTTTAAAGTAACCATTGACCAAGTCCGAAATGCCGTGTCTGCGTATGAATGGGATGATAAGAAGCCCGCATACGAACAATGGCCCTTGATTAAAGATGCTCTTGTTACTTGGTTTGCGAACTGGCAGGATAAGACCCTTGTTACCAAATTGACCGCATCTCCCACGGGTACTGCCGCAACGGGAGAATGGTTCTCTGCTGCAAGCGCAGGAACCGAAGCGGCAATTGTTGCCGGCGACAAACTGACTTGCGCCTTGATTTCCAAAGCGAAACGCCGCGCTGAAAATCACACTCCCGTCATTCAACCGTTCAAAGTTGAAGGCGAAGATATGTATGTCATGCTCATCTCCATCAACGCAGGACGCGACCTCCGCACCGATTCCGTTTGGATTGCGGCACAGCAGAGCGCAGGGGTGCGCGACCAACTGAAGAATCCGATTTTCTCCGGCGCTATGGGTATTTGGGACGGCGTAGCGGTCTACACTTGGAAGCGTGTTTCCGTTACCGCAACGGGTTCCTCGTCTGCTCTCGTTGCTCACAACCTCCTGCTCGGCAAACAGGCAGCTTGCTATGCTATCGGACGCAATATGTTCCCGATCAAACAGGATTCCGATTATGGCAACGTGCTTGGACAAGGCGTAGCTTTCTGGGGCGGTGTGGAAAAAACCGTCTATAACAGCAAGGACTATGGCGTGATTCAGCTGTTAACAGCCGCTGCCTTAGACACCTGATAATCACAAAACAGGGGAGTGCTAAACGTACTCCCCTTCATTAAATTAGGAGGTAAACAGATGTTCAACTTTGACATTCAAAGATTTGCCGGCGTTACGTACTCCCCGGGAATGCAATCCCTTCGTACCGGCTTAATGTCGGGCGATATGGAGGGAAATCTTACAGATACAAAAGCATTTTTGAAAGCCTGTTGCGGCGATATTGTCCTGAAAGTCACTCCTGCAACCTATGCTCCTGCGGCAACTGCTGCTGCATGGACTAAAACTGTGCTTGTCACTCTTGAAACAGCAGATGGCGAACGGCACAAGTGGTATAGCGGCCCTGTAACGCTTGCTGTTGGCGATACATCAAGTGCAGGAACGGCAAGCATTTCTCCAACGGCGGGAGCAAAATACATGACGGATGGCGCATTGTCTGTCACGATTTCCGGCGATGCTGCTGCATGGTTGCAGAATGATACCGCAACATTGACAGTAACAGTAGTCGAAGGCCCAGGACTTGCAGCCGGTAAAGCAATCGGCGCAACGACCTGTATTCTCACATTCGGAGCATAGTTTCATTAGGGGGAGGGCAACCTCCCCTCCCTTTCAAAATAATAGGAGGTTATAACATATGTTTTTTGATGATGGCAACCAAGACGGATTAACAGGAGTAAGTAAGCAACATGGACTTCCTGTATCAAACATTCCCTTTGATGTGAATTTGGAAATCGTTCGTCCTGCCGCGCATGGCGCATACAGTACCAAGGACGTTATCAATACAGGTGCAAACACAACCCT